CATCTAAAATAAAAGAAGCAATGAGTTTAACATGGGAAAATGTAAACGTAAATGCAACAGGAACCGTAGTAGTAAACGGACCAGTAAATGAAAGATCAATACCGCCTGACAGAAGGGGAACTCAAAATGACCCAGGACGCGAAACAGGGTCACTAGGTAAAACTGGTAGACTATTTGAAAATTTTGGTAAACAGTCTAACATGTTATTGCATGGTATTGAATCTGTGCAAACACCAGAACAGACTGCTAGCATTATGCGAAATAGTGCTCTTGGCGCTTTACAAGCAGTAAGCGACATATTTAATGTAGGAACATTATCAAATGATGTTGCAAGCAATGTAACGCCAATTATGGAAACATTAGCCGCAAATAACGTACAAACACTTAACGGTATGTTAAATACTATGCAGAATACTTCTAGGCAAATGGTTTCAAATGCTTCGGCAAAAGGTATGGATATGAGTGAACTAACGCAATCATTTAGATCTGCAATGAGCGAAATTAAAAAGCCAATTGAAGATGTAGCAAGCTCAATTAAAGGGCCAATGGAACAACTTGCCCAAACAGCAGGTCAGCAGTTAGAAATTCAACAGAAACAACTTAAAGGCATTAGAGGTATGAGCGGTGATGTTATGAGAGGATTAGGTTAATATGAGTTGGAAAAAATATTTTACTCCTGTGCAAACAGGGGATAACGCAAGCGGAAGCTACAGTCCTCTCAGCGGAAGAAACAGTACTGGCCGCCCTGGACCTGCAAGAACAAACTATAGTTCATATCTTCCAGACGTGTATGTAGGTTCACCTAATCGTGTAGAACGTTATGGGCAGTATAACACTATGGATATGGATTCAGAAGTTAATGCTGCTCTGGATATTCTTGCAGAATTCTGTACACAGATCAATGACGAAAATAAAACTAACTTCAAATTTACTTTTAACAAACGTGCTACTAACAGTGAAGTAACAATTTTAGGTCAGTACCTAAAACAATGGTGTAAGAATAATCAATTTGACACACGTATGTTCCGTGTGTTTCGTAATGTATTCAAGTATGGTGATGCATTTTTTATCAGAGATCCAGAAACAGGCAAATGGTTTCACATTGATCCAGCTAAAGTTACTAGAATTATAGTAAACGAAAGCGAAGGTAAAAAGCCCGAGCAATACATGATCAAAGATGTTAACCTAAACTTTAAACATCTAGTAGCAACTACTCCTAATATTACCACAGGTAACATTACAGGTGCAGGTAAGAGTGAAGGATACTTCACAGGTGGTGGCCGTGGTATGGTAGGCAGCGCACCACAACAAGCAGGCAGCAGATTTCAAGTTGGTGATGGTGAAGTAGCAATTGATGCTGAACACATTGTTCATCTAAGTTTGTCAGAAGGCTTAGACAATAACTATCCATTTGGTAACAGTTTATTAGAATCAATCTTTAAAGTTTACAAACAAAAAGAATTACTTGAAGACGCTATTATTATCTATCGAGTACAACGTGCTCCAGAACGTAGAGTGTTTTATGTTGACGTAGGTAATATGCCTAGTCACTTAGCAATGGCCTTTGTTGAGCGTGTAAAAACAGAAATACATCAAAGACGCATACCTTCTACAACAGGTGGTGGTACCAATGTAATTGACTCAAGCTACAACCCGTTAAGTATTAACGAAGACTACTTCTTCCCGCAAACAGCAGAAGGTAGAGGTTCTAAAGTTGAAACCTTACCAGGCGGTACTAACCTAGGTGAAATTGATGATTTACGCTACTTTACTAACAAATTAGTTAGAGGTCTGCGTATACCTAGTTCATACTTGCCTACAGGTGCAGATGACGGTGCTAGCCAGTTTAATGACGGTCGAGTAGGCACAGCTTACATACAAGAATTAAGATTCAACAACTACTGCGAACGTCTACAAGGATTAGTTGCAGAAGAGTTTAACCAAGAATTTAAACGCTATTTGCTAGAAAAAGGTGTGAACATAGACGTTGCAATGTTTGACATTGCTTTCCAAGAACCTTTAAACTTTGCGGCTTATCGTCAATCAGAATTAGACAATGCACGTATACCAACCTTTGCGCAGGTACAACAAATTCCATTCATATCAAACCGCTTTGCAATGAAACGTTTCTTAGGTATGAGTCCAGAAGAGATAGCAGAGAACGAAAGAATGTGGCGCGAAGAAAACGAAGAAAATGTCAACGGAAGCCCAGCAGACGCTGCCGGCGAGATGAGAGGAGTTGGTATTAGTTCAGCAGGCATCAGTGCAGACATAGGCAGCGCAGAAGACATTGACACTACCGGAGAAGAACCAGTTGCAGGTGGAGATGCTGCTCCGCCAACAACATCAACAGGCACATCACCCGGTGCGGCACCGCCCGCAGGATCACAAACGATATAAATACTATTATGATATTGCGTGAATTATTTTATTTTGATAAAGAAACATTAGAACCTGTTGAAAACGACAGGTATGATCCCATTTACGATACATCTATACTAAAACCGTCTGACACACGCAAAACACGTCTTACCCTACGCCAAATTGGTCGTGCTAGAAAAGCTGCTGAACTACATAAAAAAGAAACTGTCAAAGAATTAGATTTCATTAGACAGATGTACGGAATGGCAGCACAAGCAGCGGCTACAGGTGGGTAATGGCCAAGATAGACAAATCAAAATATACTAAAACTGAATGGAACATAATTAAAGAACAGCGTAGGCAAAAAAAAATTGCCGAAGCTGTTAATTCAGTTCCTAACACTCAACCGCAAACTTTAGTAGTACCTTTTGATACTGCTACAGCTTTTGTACTAGGCAACGGTACTAGTAGATCCAGCATAGATCCTAAAGTATTAAAACTTTACGGAAAAACATACGGCTGTAATGCATTGTACAGAACTTTTGCACCAGACTATCTAGTTGCAGTAGATGTAAAAATGGTCTTAGAAATTTCAAAGGCAGGCTATCAGCATCGAAATCCAGTATGGACTAATCCTAATAAATCATATCAACGTATACAAAATTTAAATTATTTTCATCCTAGTAAAGGATGGAGTTCAGGACCTACTGCACTATGGTTATCTAGTCAGCACAAGTATGAACGAATCTTTATACTAGGCTTTGATTATAAAGGATTAAACGAAGGTGCAAAATTTAATAACCTGTATGCAGACACAGTTAACTATAAAAAAAGCACTGACGGCGCTACATTCTTTGGCAATTGGTTACGTCAAACAGCCAGTGTTATTAAAGAAAATCCTCAAACACAGTTTTACAGGGTAATATTACCTGATAATTATTGTCCAGAGGAACTAAATAAATTTAACAACTTAAAGACAATCTTTGTTGATGACTTTAAGAAAATGTTCAATCTTTAGGCAAACTGCTCAAAACGAGCCGTTTTTTGCCTATATCTGCGCACTTTTCCCCAAAACGAGTAAATAAACATGACAGCCTTACCACAGGTAATTACTTACAGGAGAATACAAATGGCAGATCGCAAAAAGTTTGAAGAAATGCTTGAGCGCCTTATCAATGAAGATAAAGCAGGTGCTGAAGAGCTTTTCCATGAAATCGTGGTTGAAAAATCACGTGAAATTTACGAAGCACTTTTAGAAGATGATCTAGAAGATAAAGATGTAGACGAAGCTTCTGATGAAGAAGTTGATGAGTCAGATGACGAAGAAGTTGATGAAGCTTCCGACGAAGAAGTTGATGAGTCTGATGACGAAGATAAAAAAGTTGACGAAGATTTCAACTTAGACGAATTTGAAGTAGAAGCTGACCCAATGGCGATGGGCGGTGATCCAGCTGACAACATGATGGGTGACGTTGAAGTAGACGGCGGCGACATGGGCATGGATGACATGGGCAGTGACGAAGAAGGTGGCGGTATTGAAGATCGTGTAGTTGATCTAGAAGACGCACTAGACGAACTAAAGGCTGAATTTGAAAAAATGATGTCTGGTGAAGAAGGTGAAGAAGAGCACGGCGACATGGATGACATGGGCGGTGACGAAGAAGGTTCCGACGACGAAGAAGGCGAAGAGTCCGACGACGAAGAAGAAAAAGAATCTTATGCTTTCGAAGCTAAAAAAGATAAAAAAGACGACAAGAAAAAGGATATGAAAAAATCCGCCGCAGAAGAAATGCGTGAATATGTCGAAAAAGTAGGCGGCCAAACATACAATCAATTTGGTAAAATGGGTGACAACGGAGCAAACACAAAGTCCGTAGTTGCTAACAAAAATGATATGGGCGGTACCGCATCTAACTTGAACCAAGCTGGAACAGAGCAAGGTGTTGAAGCTAACAAAGGTCAACTAAAAGGCAATGGCGTTTTCAAAGGTGGTTCACCTAAAGAAGACAATGCTGGCAATGTAAACGTTCCTGGTTCAAAGAGCGCCACTAAAATGAGTGGTGTAGCAAAAGGTCACGGCGCAGAGAAGAAAGGCTCCGGTGACACAGCAGCCAATAAGAAATCAATCATTGGCGGCAAGTAAGGAACTTCGAATGAAAAACTTACGAGAGAACCTGACATTCGACCAAGCTAAGATTGTGATCGAATCCGCTGATGAAGGCAAAAGTCTTTACATGAAAGGCATTTGTATTCAAGGCGGAGTGCGCAACGCAAATCAGCGAGTGTATCCTGTAAATGAAATTGGCAGGGCTGTCAAAACTCTCAATGATCAAGTTAGCGGAGGCTACTCAGTTCTCGGCGAAGTAGATCATCCAGAAGGCCTTAATATCAACCTAGACCGCGTAAGCCATATGATCACAGAAATGTGGATGGATGGACCAAACGGCTATGGCAAGTTAAAGATCCTACCAACACCAATGGGCAATCTAGTTAAAACAATGCTAGAGAGCGGGGTAAAGTTAGGAGTATCATCACGCGGATCCGGGAACGTCCAAGAGGACGGTTCCGGTGAAGTATCAGATTTTGAAATAATCACCGTTGACGTTGTGGCACAACCCAGCGCACCTGGTGCTTACCCAACACCCATCTACGAACATATTATGAATGCTCGTGGCGGTTACAAGGCTTATGAAATCGCACAGGCTACAAGACACGACCCCAAGGCACAGAAGTATTTGAAAGATTCGCTGATTAATATAATCAGTCGACTCCAATAAGAGGAGAAAATAAATGTTGGATGCACTTAAAACACTATTCGAAAATGATGTTGTATCAGAAGAAGTGCGTGCCCAAATCGAGGAAGCATGGCAATCTAGGGTTCGTGAGAACCGTCAAGCTGTCACTGCTGAACTACGCGAAGAGTTCGCTCAAAAATACGAACATGATAAAGCATCAATGGTTGAAGCTATTGATGCCATGCTTAGTGAGCGCCTTGCCTCCGAAATCCAAGAGTTTGCAGATGATCGCAGACAACTAGCAGAAGCAAAAGCAAAATATGCAGTAGCAATGCGTGAAAACGCAAATCTACTAAAAAGTTTTGTTGTAAGTCAGCTAGGTAAGGAAGTCGGAGAGCTACATGAAGATCAAAAGACTATGGCAGTTAAGTTTGCCAAACTAGAAGAATTCATTGTAGAAGCACTAGCTACTGAGATCGCAGAATTTTACGAAGATAAGAAAGATCTAGCTGAGACAAAGGTTCGCCTAGTCCGTGAAGCTAAAGAAAAATTTGCACAAGTTCAAAAGAGCTTTATTAACAAGAGTGCTAAATTAGTATCAGAAACTGTAAGCAAGAAACTCACACAAGAGATGACTCAGCTTAAAGAAGATATTGAGACAGCACGCCGTAATGACTTTGGCCGCAAGCTATTTGAAGCATTTGCTTCTGAATACGCAGGCAGCTACTTAAATGAAAAGTCAGACACTGCTAAACTAATGAAAGTTGTTGAGTTAAAAGATCAACAAATATCTGAAGCAAAAGCATTTGCGGCTAAAGCAAAGCAACTTGCAGAAACAATTAGCGTTGAAAAACAACGTTTAGTTGAATCTGCACAAAGAAAAGAAATAATGAACGACTTGGTTTCGCCGTTAAACGCAGGCCAAAGAGAAATTATGACAGACTTACTGGAATCTGTTCAGACAGCAAAGCTACGCTCTGCGTTTGACAAATACCTACCGGCAGTAATTGACGGAAATTCTCCAGCTAAGAAGAAGGCAGTATTATCAGAAGGCAAAGAAGTAACAGGCAATAGGGAAGAAAGTATTAGTTCAAAAGCAGACCACGATTCAAATGTAATCGATATCAAGCGTCTAGCTGGATTAAAATAAGGAGAAAACCAAATGTCAGAACTATTAGAAAGTCGCTGGCAGGATACAAAGACTGCACTTCTTGAGGGCTTACAAGGCACCAAGAAAAGCGTAATGGAAACCACATTAGAAAACACTCGTCGTTATCTAAGTGAATCCGCTACCGCAGGTTCTACTTCTGCTGGTAATGTCTCAACACTTAATCG